CGGGCAGTGGTTGGGACACAATGCACTGAGATGGCGCTGTGAGGGGGCTGTGCGGGGGCCTGTGAGGCTCTTGGCGCTGCAACGCAGACACGGCGCGGCAGAGGCGCGTGCGCGCGTGGCATGAGATGGGCTATCATTCTACCCCAATTGCAAATGAGAATCATTCGCAACTAGCGTGCTGCAACGCAGAAATACTGCGCAAAATGCAACCTAAAAGCATCGTAATTTGCTAAGGCATTGATAATGCACAATATGTTTATTAACATAATGCACATTATATGCACTACGGGGTATCGCGGCGCGCCAATTGAGAATGATTCTCATTTGCAACTGGGCAGGCTGGCAGGATCGGCTGAAACCCCCCCCCACGGGGCGGTCGGCGGCGGCGGGCGTGTATATATACAAAATCACATACACGAAGCCCCCCCCCCGGCCCCCTTGCTAAAAAACCAAACATGCCATAAAATTTTTGAAAATTAACAGGAGATAAGATGGCTGGAAAAGCGCTGAAGCGCAGAATCCTTGCGGATGTCGCTGCTAATGGCGGCGCTGACTGGTTGTATGATCAGATTGCCAGCGGTGTCACTGTGGCTGAGTTGGCGCGGGCTTATGGTTGTTCGCGGAGTTATATCAGCCGCTCGATCAACAGTGTTCCTGAATACAAGGTTGCTTTGGACAGCGCGCGCGAGGAGGCGGCTGACGCGCTTGTTGAGCAGGGTCTTGAAATGGTTGATAGCCTCAACGGCGAAAGCAGCACCAATGAGATTGCTGCCACTCGTGAAAAGGTGAATTTTCGCAAGTTTATGGCTGGTAGCATGAACCAGGCCAAGTATGGGACGCGGCCCCAGAGCAATGTCACGATCAGCATTGGTGATATGCACTTGGACGCCCTGCGGAAGGTGAATAGCGAGGTGGCGGCTATTGAGGCTGAGGATCGGGAGCGTGAGGCGCAATTGATTGATGCTGACTATAAGGATGTCAGCGATGACTGACGAGAATGATATTCTTGGTCGGCCCCCGGCGCGCAAGCCTCCCGTGGAGGATGACGTGATAAGCGGCCCCAGTTTTGAGGAGTTGTGCAGGCCCGTGAGTGCGAAGGTGATCACGGGGGCGCGCATGGCGCTTACGAGCGAGTTGGGTGCGATACAGCAGCAACGCAGGAATATAAAGATTCCGAAGGTGAGGAATAAGTGGTGAGCCAGCCCAACCCGTTTGAGGAGTTTGTCAGCGAGTATCGCGATGATCCTGTGAAGTTTGTGGTTGAGGTTTTGGGTGCGACGCCCTTGCCGTATCAGGCGGAGTTTTTGCAGGCGATTGCTGACGGCGAGCGCAAGATGTCGGTTCGGTCTGGACACGGGACGGGGAAGTCCACGTCTGCGAGCTGGGCGATGCTGTGGTATGTGTTGCTGCGGTTTCCGAATAAGGTTGTGGTGACGGCGCCAACGAGCGGGCAGTTGTTTGATGCTTTGTTTGCGGAGTTGAAGCGGTGGATCAATGAGTTACCGAAGCAATTGCAGCCGATGCTGACTGTCAAGTCTGACCGCGTTGAGCTTGCGGCTGCGCCGTCTGAGGCGTTTATCTCGGCCAGAACGAGCCGCGCCGAGACGCCAGAAGCCCTTGCGGGTGTTCACAGCGAGAACGTGCTTCTGGTGGTGGACGAGGCGTCAGGCGTGCCTGAGAAGGTGTTTGAGGCTGCTGCGGGGTCCATGTCGGGCCACAGCGCCACGACGATCCTCTTGAGCAACCCCACACGCTCCAGCGGCACGTTCTACGAGAGCCAGACGCGCCTGGCGGGTAGCTGGTGGACGCGGCGGTGGTCGTGCGTTGACAGCCCCCTTGTGAGCGACGAGTTTGTTGACGAGATGCGGATGCGGTATGGGGAGGACAGCAACGCTTTTAGGATTCGGGTTCTTGGTGAGTTTCCGTTGGCGGATGATGACACGATCATACCGTTTCATTTGGTTGAGAGCGCAATGCACCGTGACATTGAGACAGACGAGAATGCGACGACTGTGTGGGGGTTGGATGTGGCGCGGTTTGGTTCGGACAAGACTGCGCTGGCGAAGAAGAAGGGCAGCGTTATTACTGAGGTCACTAGTTGGCAGGGTCTTGACTTGATGCAGACTGTTGGCCGGGTGAAGGCTGAGTATGACGGGCTTCCGATCAGCTTGCGGCCTGTTGAGATACTGGTTGACGTGATTGGGATGGGCGGCGGTGTGGTGGATCGCCTGCGCGAGCTTGGTGTTCCGGTGCGGGGGATCAACGTGGGGGAAAGCCCGTCGATGGGCGACACTTATGTGAATTTGCGGGCTGAGTTGTGGTTTAAAATGCGGGGATGGCTGGAGCAGCGCGGGGCCAAGTTGCCGAAAAACGATCAACTTATTGCGGAATTGACTTCAATCAGGTATAGTTTTGTGAGCAGCGGCAAGATGAAGGCTGAGAGCAAGGACGAGATGCGCAAGCGTGGTTTATCATCGCCGGACCTTGCTGATGCTGTCTGCCTCACGTTGGCGTCTGACGCGGCGACCGCGATGGGCGGCAAGGGTTCAAGGTGGGGTCAGCCGCTGCGGCGAAAATTAAAGGGGATTGCCTGATGGCGGAACGTAAGTTTTTAGATTTTCTTGATATGTTTGACGGCGGCGGCGCTGGTCAGATGGGCGACAAGTTCGAGGGCGGTGGGCTTATCTCCGCACTGGGCAACTTGGTGGCATCGCCCTACGGCTCACAGGACGAAGAGCGTAAGAAGGCCCGCATGGCGTTCTACGGTCCTAGCGTGCAGCCCACGTTGTCCACGCAGTCCGTCAATGGCACTCCTCAGCGCAACTACGACGGGTCAGGCATGACCCCCGCGACTGCTTACGTTGGCACTCCTCAGCGCAACTACGACGGGTCAGGCATGACCCCCGCGACTGCTTACGTTGGCCCGATGCCGCCCGTCAACGCCACTTCCCAGCGCAACATCGTGGGGTCAGGCATGAACCCCCTGAATGCTTACGTTGACCCGATGCAGCGCTTTGCGGAGGACTTGATTGAGATGTATGGGCCGGACACTGCCAACATGGTTCTGAATAGTGGGATAGCCGATCAGGCTTTCCGATCCTACGTTGAGCGCGGGTATAAGTTTTGAAAAGGATGTTTTGATGAAAGCACCAGTGTTCAAGACCTGCAAGGGCTGCCCAACCCCCGCCGCGTGCAAGCGCGCTGGCAAGTGCTTGGGTAAGAGGCGCAAGTAGTGGGCCTGTATAGCAACATTGCCGCCAAGAAAAAGCGCATTGCCGCTGGGTCTGGCGAGAAGATGCGTAAGGTCGGCAGCAAGGGCGCTCCGACTGCTAAAGCGTTCAAGCAGGCCGCCAAGACAGCGAAGAAGCCGAAGGACAAAAAGTAGTGGGCGTATTGGATTTCTTTGGCCGCGAGGCTGGTCAGCGTCGGCGCGCTGCGCTTGACGAATTTGGCCGTGACATTGAATATTACGTCCCGTCTGGGCTTCGGCCAGCTGTGGGCTTGCTTGCTGAGATGACGCCGAACCGCGCCAATGAGCGCGCCGCTATGGCATCCGACCGCATGTTTCAGCCTGACCGCACTGTTGGGCAGCGTGTCGGCGATTTCGGAGAGATGGTGTCTGAGGTCGCTGCCGGGGCTGCGGCCATGCTTGGCGTTAGCGCGCTGGATGTGGAATCGGCTATGGCCCAAGGGCACCAGCCACCACAACCTCAGGGCCTATTAGGAGGCGTTCAGTAATGCCGATCACAACATACACAGAGCTGAAGGCGGCTATTGCGGATTTCCTCAACCGCGATGACCTATCGGCGGTAGTGCCGACATTCATTTCGCTGGCAGAGGCGGACATTCAGCGCCGCGTGCGCCACTGGCGCATGGAAAAGCGCAGCGCGGCTGAGTTGGACACGCAGTATAGCGCCATCCCCGCTGACTTCGTTGAGGTGATCCGGTTTTACGTTACATCTGGTGACACAAAGCCTCTGGAGTTGATTAGCCAGGGCGAGTTGCTGGATCGCAAGCGCAAGAGCCTCAACACAAGCGGATCGCCATCGTATTACGCCCTGACGGCGGGGGAGTTGGAAATCTACCCCGTGCCGGATGGCACATACAACGTCGAGCTTTATTACATCTCGCGCATCCCATCGCTGAGTGACAGCAACGCCTCAAACTGGCTGCTGGATCAGTATCAGGACGCCTACCTTTACGGCGCGCTGGTTCACTCGGCCCCCTACCTCAAGGATGACGCCCGCGCCACTGTGTGGGCGGCTTTGTATCAGAGCGCCATTGATGCTATAAATACTGAAAGCGAAAAGAGCAAATATGGTGGCTCTGGTCGCCGAATGAAAATTAGGGGGCTATCATGAGCTTTTCAAACACATTTGAAACCCGCATCCTGACTTGGTTGCTTACCGGGGACAGTGCCACGCGCCCCACGGCGTGGCATCTCGCGCTCTTTACGTCGAATCCTGACGAAGACGGCAGCGGCACAGAAGTCAGCACGTCTGGCACGGCATACGCTCGCCAGGCTGCCGCGTTCACTGTTTCGGGCAACACAGCCTCAAACAGCGCCGCAATTGAGTTTCCGACAGCCACGGCGTCTTACGGCACTGTCAGCCACGTGGGTGTCTACGATGCGTCTACTGGCGGCAACCTGATCGCCTATGCGGCTCTGACGGCATCTAAGGCCATCGACACGGGTGACGTTCTCCGCGTTCCAGCAGGCGACCTAGACATCACATTGGATTGATAGATGACCAGCATCACGACCCGCTCCGGCAAAGGTTCACCTCTCACGCACGACGAGGTGGACGCGAACTTTACCAACCTGAACGCGGACAAGCTGGAGATTTCCGGCGGCACCGTCACGGGCAACCTGGGCGTCACGGGCAACCTCACCGTGGACACCAACACGCTGTTGGTAAATGCGGCGACTAATCGGGTGGGGATTGGGGTGAGTAGTCCTGCGGTTTTGTTGGACGTTTTGGGCGATGGCCTCATCCAGAGGCTGAGAAGCACGACTTCCACCGCCGCATACCTTCGCTTCGACGGGACGGGGACAAGTTTTCCCTACGTTGGCCTGCTTAACGGCATTGGGACATTCGGGAACACTGACGCAAGCCCAATCCGCTTCATGACCAACAGCTCCGAGCGTATGCGCATCACCTCCACAGGATCGGTGGGGATTGGGACGAGTAGTCCTGCTGCAACGCTTGACGTGGCTGGCACAGGCGCTGTTAAGGTTCCTGTCGGCACAGACGCGCAAAGACCATCCGCCGTTACTGGACTGTTTCGATTTAACACAACGTCTGGAGCCTTTGAGGGCTATGACGGCAGTGCTTGGGGAAGCATTGGCGGTGGCGGCGCTGGTGCTAAGGCGTGGGTGAACTTAAATGGCACAGGGACGGTTGCCATTCGCGAGAGTTTTAACGTGTCCAGCATCACGGACAACGGGGCGGGGAATTATACGGTTAATTTTGCTACTGCGATGGATGACGCCAACTACGTTGTGGCTGGTAGCGCAGGTGCCACCATTGCTCAGCTGATCATGAGTCCCACAAGCATTGCAACCCAGCTTGCGGGTTCAGCGGGGATCATTATTAGTAACACAGCAACCCTTGCTGATAACCCGTTAGTTAATGTAGTCATCACCCGCTAAAGGGGCAGCCAAAATGATCAAACGCATGATCAACTACAGCCAACACAAACTCTGGGAACGCGAGATGATCTTCAAGGATCAGCACAAGGACTTGCCGCAGGGCAATTACGCGATCCTGTGGGAAGACCCTGCCGCCCCTGACGAACCCGCCAAGGTAACTCGTCCAAGTCCAACATGGCTGGCTATGGCAATGCACGGTGGCATCCTGCCGCCTGTCGAGGTCTACCACGCGCTGCGCGAGGACGAGGAGCGCGATGGTTTTATCCGCCACACTCGCGGCCACTCGCTGCACGAGACGCCGCCTGTCCCGGCCATGACTGAGGAAGAGGCGATGGAGTATCTGATTACGAAGGACATCCCGCCACGGGTGTGGCGCGACTATCAGGGTAACCGTAGTATTTTGCGAATTGTTCCTGTAGAATTGGTGCCGACTGATAAATCGTATCGTAACGCTTGGAAAATCAATCAGGAGGCCGCGTAATGGCTCAGACGCTCATCAACATTAACGGCGACGTTCGTGACCCCGCCTCTCTGACCGTGCCGCAGGACCGCACGTTTCGGGGCGCTTGGCAGTTTAACGGCAGTGCAGTGGAAGTTGACATGGCTGCTGCTCGTGACATTCACCGCGACAACCTTCGTGCAGAGCGCGCGCCCCGCTTGGAGGCGTTGGATGTTGACTACATGAAGGCGCTCGAAGACGCGGACACGGCTGCGCAGCAAGGGATTGCGAGCGTTAAGCAATCGCTTCGCAACGTAACTTCGGACGCGCGCATTGAGGCTGCTTCAACGCCGGAAGAGTTGACCGCTCTGACGCTTGATGTGCTTCTGGGGTAAGGCATCCAGATGGTAGCGCCGTATTACGTTGAACCTGATTACTGGCTTGAGGGCTACGCGGTTGGCGACGCCCTTTCTGCGTCGTGTCAGATTGACGCGGCTGCCACGGCTGAAGCTGACACCATCAATATCCGCAGCGTGGACGCTACAGCGTCAGCAATGCTCACCCCGACGCCTAGCGCTCTACGCATACGCCTCGGCTCTGGTGCGGCCTCTCCGTCGCTATCAGTGGCTTCATCGGCTGCGCGGGTGAGTCAGGCATCAGCAGCGACATCCGCAGCGCTCACGACATCAGCTACAGCTTTGGCAGTCTACGAGATACACGTTGCGGCAGCCGCAACGTCATCGGTGTCTTTAAGCTGCGTCAGGGTGAGGCTAGGTAGCGTTTCGATTGCCTCTGCTCTGACGTTCACAGGCAGCGCCATTGAAAAGTGGGAGCCGCTTCCGCCGAATTCAGAAATATGGACCGAAGCGGGCGGCGCGGCGGGCACCTGGATCCCAGCGGGCGATTCTGGCGGGGCTTGGGTGGCGGCGAGCAACGCAACGGGCATCTGGACGCCCGTTGCCTCAATCGGCAAAACGTGGCAAGATGCGCTTTAAATTAAGCGCTCTCTGAGCCACACTGACAACGGATTGGAAGCGAAATGGCCGACACGACCACAACCACATACAGCCTCGTCAAGCCAGAAGTCGGCGCATCCGCTGACACATGGGGCACGAAGCTCAACACAAACCTCGACAGCCTCGACAATCTGCTGGACGGCACGACGGCGATCTCTCCAAACCTCACCGCCCTCAAGATCGGTGGGGTCAACGTAACTGCATCAGTCGCGGAACTCAATCTGCTGGACGGCGTCACGGCCAGCACGGCAGAGTTGAACATCCTCGACGGGGTGACCGCCACGGCTGCCGAGATCAACATCCTCGACGGGGTGACCGCCACGACTGCGGAGATCAACATCCTCGACGGGGTGACCGCCACGACTGCGGAGATCAACTACGTTGACGGCGTGACATCCAGCATCCAGACACAGCTAAATGGCAAGGCGTCCACAGCAACGCAGGCTGAAGCGGCTTGGGAGGCTGGCACTAGCACGACAGAGAGCCTTGTGTCTCCGGCTAAAGTGAATGCTGCTATTGATACACTCGCTCTCGGTGTTGGTCAGACATGGCAAACCCCCAGCCGAGTTACTGGAGTCTCCTACCAGAACACGACAGGGAAGCCCATTCAGGTGACTACTACATTGAGCGACACAGGCCAATTCCAAGTGTCGGTTGACAACTCAACATGGATTATTGTTGCTGCGGCATCGCCGGGATTTAACGGCGGCAACTCCTCGGCTATTGTGCCTGATCAATGGTATTACCGAGGGGCAGGGCCTGTTACATACAGGGCGGAGTTGAGATGACGATAGGTAAGGGGTAGGGTATGCCCCTGATCCCGCTCCAAATCCCCGCAGGTGTTTACCGAAACGGGACTGACTTTCAGGGCAGCAACCGCTGGCGCGATGCCAACCTTGTGCGTTGGGTGGACAGCACCATGCGCCCCGTGGGCGGGTGGGAAAGCCGCGTGTCGCTCGGCACGACTGCGCCAAGAGCCGCTATAGCGTGGCAGGACACTACTTCAGACCGCTGGTTTGCCGCTGGCTTCCACGACAAGCTGGTGGTTTCTACTGAGAGCAACATTACCACCGACATCACGCCCGCAGACTTAACGGCTGGCACGCTGGATGCCGCTACTAACATCGGTTTCGGTGGCGGCTTCTACGGCCTCGGCTTCTACGGCACAGAGCGCGCCGACACTGGCAACTACGCAGAGGCAACCACATGGTCCCTAGACAATTGGGGTGAATACCTTGTCGCTTGCTCAACGGCTGACGGACGCCTCCTTGAGTGGCAACTAAACACAGGCGCAGACGCCGCAGCCATCGCCAACGCACCGACTGATAACCTTGGCTTATTAGTAACTGAGGAGCGTTTCTTGTTTGCCCTTGGCGCTGGCGGCAACCCACGCCTCGTGCAGTGGTGTGATCGTGAGGACAACACGCTGTGGACCGCAGCCGCGACAAACGAGGCTGGCGACTTGGAGCTTCAGACATCAGGCCAGATCATGCAGGGCGTCAGGACGCGCGGCCAGTCGCTAATTATTACAGACATCGACGCCCACAGCGCCACATATATTGGCGGCCAGTTTGTCTACGGCTTCCAGCGCGTCGGCTCATCCTGCGGCGCGATCAGTCGCAAGGCGGCGGCAGCGGTTGACGAGGGCGTCTTCTGGATGGGCCAGCGCGGCTTTTTTTCCTACGCAGGTGGGGCCGTGCAGGACATCCCCTGCGAGGTTGCGGATTATGTCTTCAACGACATGAACACGGCACAAGGCTCAAAGATTTGGGCTGTGACCAATCAGCAGTATAACGAAATCTGGTGGTGGTATCCGTCGGAAGGCTCCAACGAGATCGACCGCTACGTCAGCTACAACTACAAGGAGGGCCACTGGTCTATCGGTCAGTTGTCACGCACGGCAGGCGTTGATCGCGGCGTGTTCCGCCGCCCGATCTGGTTCAAGACTGACGGCGACGCATACAATCACGACACTGGCCTCAACTACGAGGGCGCAGACGTTTTCGCAGAGAGTGGCCCAATCAGCCTCGGCGCTGGCGATAACGTCATGTCGGCCACGATGCTCATTCCCGACGAGAATACCCAGGGCGATGTCTCGGCAACCTTCAAGACACGCTTCCACCCCAACGACACTGAGCGCAGCTACGGCCCCTACACTATGGCCAACCCTACATCCGTGCGCTTCACTGGCCGCCAAGTGCGGATGCGGGTTCAGGGTGAGAGGCTGGCAGGCTGGCGGGTCGGGGTTATGCGGCTTGAGGCTGCGCCTGGGGGCAGGCGATGAGCGGCGGGTATACGCCGCCCCCAGTCACGGGCGATCTGAGGGTGTGGTCGCAGAACATTGTGACTTACTTGCAGCGCACGGCGTCGCGGCTGGCGTTTAAGCGTGCCGACGCTCGCGCATCAGAAAACGGCGTCATCCTCTGGGATGAGGTAAATGAATACCCCATCGTTTCCAAGAACGGAGAGTGGCGGCAGATCGTGCTTGAGGACGGCCAATATTCTGGCGGCATTACGACCAATCAGACGGCGGCCTCCGCCAACACAGCCTACCCGCTCACATACACGGCAGGCATATCTGAGGGCGTCACCAACGGCACGCCTGCGTCTCGCTTGGTGTTTGAGGAGGCGGGGCAATACATGATCTCGTTCTCGGCGCAAATATCTTCGACATCTGCCAGCACTGTCACCTTTTGGTTCTGGCCACGGGTGAACGGATCAGACGTGGCGGGGTCCGCGATGGAGAACGCCCTGCACAACAACGGAGCGGTGCTTGTCGTGTCGCGCTCAAGCATCTTCGAGTTCAGCGCTGGCGACTACCTTGAGGCCATGTGGGCGACAAGCAACACTGCGGGGCATCTTAGCGCCGCCGCAGCCACGGCATTTGCTCCAGCCGCCCCAGCGTCAACAATAGCAATCACGAGGCTTCATGGGTAGTGAGATTGAGAGATGCCGACCGTGGATAGAGGCCGCGCTTGAGTATTCGGGCGGAACGCATGAGTTTGGGGATATTGTTGACGGGCTTTGCAAGGGCCACTTGCAGCTATGGCCGACCCCGAAGGGGTGTATTGTCACAGAAATAGTGGTATACCCAAGGAAGCGAGTGCTTAACGTGTTTCTCGGCGGCGGTGAGTTGGAGCAGATTTTGGATATGCACGGCGATGTGATAGAGTGGGCAAAAGCGCAAGGATGCAGCGCCCTTACAATGTCTGGCCGCTTCGGCTGGAAGAAACCACTAAAGGCGCACGGCTGGGAATGCCAACACGCATCATACATTAAGGAGATAGGCTGATGTCAGGCGGCGGAAAAGGTGGATCACAAACGACTCAGGTATCTGTCCCTAAATACATTGAGGACGCGGGCAAGGCAAACTTGGCGAGAGCCGACGAGATTGCACTGATTGGATACACACCATATTATGGCCCAGACGTGGCTGCGTTCTCGCCCATGCAAAATGCCTCGTTTCAAAACACAGCCGACGCGGCGAGCGCATTCGGCATGGGACCTATGGGGCCACAGGGCAATATGGGCGGAATGCCCGCGCCTACGACATACGCGGGCGGCGTGAGCGGCTACTCATCGGCCCCCATGTATGAGCAGGCGTTGATGGAGCTTCAGGCGCAGCGACCGGGGCAATATAATGCGATCATGGCACCATTCATTGACCCCGTGACGGGTCAGCGCCCCGGAGCGCCGTTTGGTGCGGCCCGCGCGATGGCGCCAGCACCAGACCCCATAAAAAGATATTTGGATAGGATGGGGACAGAAAGAGGGGGACGGGGCTGATGGTAACTCCAACAATGGCACCTGGCGGTAAGGGCGGCGTTGGCGGCTCCCCGGCACAAGCGGCCCCAACGCAAGGGCAATATGCGCCCCTCGCGCCGCAGGGCAACTTCAACGTGAACCAAGCTGCGGCGGGCGGCTTGCAGCAGGCGATGCAGGGCACGCAGCGCGCAATGGCTGGGCCAAACATCGGCCAGTTTATGAACCCATACACCAGCATGGTGACAGGGCAGACGCTCAACGACCTTGAGCGCCAGCGCCAGATGGCAGTCAACACAACGGGCGCGCAGGCAACGCAGGCGGGCGCATTTGGCGGATCGCGTCACGGCGTTGCGGAGGCCCTCACCAATGAGGGTTTTGCACGCCAAGGCGCGCAGGCGTTCGGCAACTTGCAACAACAGGGCTTCAACACGGCACTGGGCGCGGCGCAGGGCCAGCAGCAATTGCAGATGGGCGGCGCGGCGCAACTGGGGCAGCTCGGTCAGCAGGCGTTCAGCACGGGGCAGGCAATCAGCCAGCAGCAGATGCAGCAGGGTCTTATGCAGCAAGCGTTGCAGCAGTCTCTTATCGACGCGGCGCGCGGCCAATACGGTGGCTTCACAGGAGCGCCGCAGCAGGCTCTCAACCTGCCGCTGGCAGCACTTGGCGCGCAGCCTAACCAATCAACGACAACGCAGAGCAAGCAGGCTGGGCTGTTTGACTTCCTGTCGCTTGGCGCAAGCCTCGCTGCGTCAGACGCTCGCCTCAAGACCAACATCAAGCACCTTGGCAAAGAGAGCGGCGTCAACGTCTATTCGTGGGACTGGAATGAGGAAGGCAAGCGCATTGCCGATCCGAAGCAGCCGACAGTCGGCGTCATGGCGCAAGAGCTTTGTGAGACGCACCCACATCTCGTTATGCTTGGCCCAGACGGCTTCCTGCGCGTTGACTATGCGGGGCTTGCGGCGGAGTCGGGCTGATGAATCTGAGCGACAGAGAGCTTCTCGCCCGCATGATACAAGCAGAGGCGGGCAACCAAGGCGAACTTGGGATGCGCGCTGTTGCAGCGGTCATGGACAACAGGCGTCGGGCGCAAGGATACGGCGGCAATACGTTCCGCGATGTTTTGCTTGCGCCGGGGCAGTTTAGCCCGGCCAATAGCATCACAGGATATGCGGGCGGAGAGCAAGGCGTTGACCTAAACCAGTTGCAGGCAAGCCAGACTGCATACGCGGTTGCGGATGCCGTAATGGGCGGTAATCTGGAAGACCCAACTGGCGGCGCGCTTAATTTCTTAAACCCTGATATTTCTCAGCCGTCTTGGCTCTCCACAATGGGAAACACAGTAAAGATTGGCGACCACCTATTCGGAACCGCTGGCAGCGGTGAGGGTTCAAGCGGAAGGCCAGGGGGCGCCGCCATGCGGCTTCTTGGCGGCGGCAATAGCGCCGCAACAGGCGGCGCGGGGAACGACACATTGGGGGGAACAATGCCCATACAAAACCAGCCACAGGGGCTACTTGGCTCTCTCGGCATTCAAAAACGTGACGAAGCGGCAGGCGGCGAGACGGCACAGCCGTTCTACCAGCGCGACACATTCAAAGACACGGCGGCAGTTCTGGCGCAGGGCTTTGGGCGCATGGGTATTATGGGCATGGAAGAAATTGCCGATGACATCGCCAAGCAGCGCACGGAGAATAAGGCGCGGAATAAGACGCTAGAATACTTAAGCAAAATGCCGAACGGCGACCAGCTCGTTGAGCTTGCCGAAGTGGCAGGCCCACGGGCTGTTGCGGAGTTTGTGATGAAGCAGCGGCTCGGCGGAGGTTCTGAAGACCCCGCTGAAATCAGAACGCTGAAGTACCGCGCGGAAGCTGCGGGACTCACTCCAGGAACGCCAGAGTACCAGAAGTTTATGTTGACGGGTGGCGGTAGCGAAGGGGGTTCAGGTCCAGCAGCTTACGAAGCTCTGCGCCTCCGTGCTCGGGACGCGGGCCTCGATCCAGGCACACCAGAGTATCAGCAGTTCATGCGGACAGGCGGAACGGGCGACACAGTCGCTTCACAAGAGCAAAAAGACGAAGCCAAGCGCACCGCAGATGAGCAGAAAGACCTCGCGTTCTTTGCGGCGGGAGAGCGGGCGCTGGCGGCTATTAACGAAGACACGTTTGTCCCAGCCACTGGAGTTGTTGCAGACTTCATTAAAGACACCCCGTTCGGCCAAATGCAAACCGATGTTGCAGAAAACTTGGCGATCATGGAGTCTCAGATGCAGTTTGAGACCCTCGCAAATCTCAAAGCAGCCAGCCCTAACGGGTCATCTGGTCTCGGGCAGCTCACCGAGGCGGAGAGACGCGCGCTCGGTAAGCTCTACGCAAACTTTGACAACAGACAAAGTGAACCTGCCGTAGCCCGCGCGATTAACTCTTCGATGTTGATGCGTGCTTATTTCAAAAACGGCCTTTACGACCCTACGATGGAAACCCCAGGCTATCGTAACGCTACGCCACAAGAGCTAGACCAAATGGCGCAAGGTATTAACCCTTTCGCAGACCCCAACGGCCCTCAGTTGAAGGGTGTCAAAGGTTTTGACACGCCCACAACTAGCGGCGGTGCGCAGAAAACCAAAACTGGTGTCACATACAAGGTGCTCGACTAATGGCTACACTTGAAATCAACGGAAAACGTGTAGAGGTAGACGACAGTTTTCGGTCGCTATCCCCCGAAGAGCAGCAAAGCACGGTTGACGAGATTGCGGCTCAAATGGGGATCGTTGAGCAGTCGTCTCAAGAGCAGGGCGGGTTCCGTCTTGGCGGTCTATACGAGAATATCGTAGGTGAGGGCGCTGTAGACACCCCAGGTGAGATGTTTGGCGAAGCCTTGAAGGCGGGCGGCGCAGGGCTTATGCGTGGTATTATCGGCACGGCAGAGCTTCCTGAAATGGTCGGGAGAGGCGCTATCCGTCTAGGCCAAGAGGCGGGGCAAGCGCTTGGCTACGACCTTCCCGACACAGCCGTGATGGACACGGGCACTGGCCGAGCCTTACGCGGCGCTGTCGGTATGGCAGGAATGGGCGACGACCTGAACTTCAAAGGTACATCAACGCCTGCCCAGTACGCTGGGACAGTAGCCGAGTTTTTGGGCGGCGGCGGCGCGCTAGGCGCTGCGGGCAAAGTCGCGAAGGCGGCTGGGGCGGCGTCAAACCTCGGTAAGCTTCAGAAATTGGGTGCAGCGGCGGAGCGCATTGGCCTCGGGCGTGAGGCAGTTAAGGGCGCTACCGTGGCAGCGCTAGGCAGCGAGGCTGCTGGGCAGGCGACTGAAGGTACGGCATTCGAGCCTGCCGCTCGCTTGATCGGAGCTTTTGCTGCGCCGACAGTGGCCAACAAGACCGTCAACCTGTTCTCAAAGCGAGCCGCGACGCGGCCTTCCGTGGAGAACTTGCAGTCTTACAAGACCGCTGCCTATAATGCCGCAGACGCGTCAGGCGTTAAGTTTTCGGCTCCCGAGGTAGACGGCCTTATCGCGCGAGCCACCGCTAAGCTAGACGACTTCAACTTTGACCCAGACGTTGATTTACAGACTAAAGCGGCGCTCAAGTCACTGACCAACAAAGCGGGCAGTGAACTCACGCTAGGGCAGATCGATAAAATCAGAAAAGGCTTGTCTGCGCGGTATAGCCGCTCGCAGAAAGAGCCAGGTATTCTGGGGCTGATTGACGAGGTTGACGACTTGATTGACACCAGCCCAATTGGCGGCGAACTAATGACAGCGGCGCGAGCCGTCAACCGCAAGTTCAAAAAAGCCGAGTTGTTGGACCTTGCGTTCACAAAGGCTGTCGATGACGCAGGCTTGAGCGGCAACGTAGTCGATAACTTTAGACGGGCCGTTAAGAACGTCATTAACAGCCCGCAGGCTCGCTCGTTCTCTCCCGAAGAGATTGAAGTTATGCGGCGGTTTGTTCGCGGCGACCTTCCTGGAAATGCTATGCGCCTTATCGGGAAGTTGTCGCCCAGCAGCGGCTCGCTTATGGCGGCCCTAAACATCGGCGCTGTGGCCACTAACCCAGCGATGATAGGTGTTTCACTGTTAGGCGCAGGGGCGAAAGCGGGCGCGGAGCGCTCTGGGCTAAAAGCTATCGAGCAGATAAAGGATATGGTAGCGAACAGCACCATACCCGAAGCTAAAAAGCTGGTCACAGATCAACAAATTCGTACGCTTCTTGGCCTACAGGCAGATTAAGGAAAACGCATGGAACCCGAAGACATGACAGAAGACGACATCGTAGCGGCCATGCTTGGTGAAGAGCTTGAGATGCTTGAGGCGGACGAGCCGGAGGACAGCAAATTCAAGCCGAAGTCTGAGCGCGAGATTGAGAGCATCGTTCAGGACGCCATGAAGGACGCCGTGGACTTCATTGAGGGCGAGATCAGCGAGGACCGCATCAAGGCGCAACGCTATTACGACGGCGAGGTTGATATCGGCCATGAGGATGGGCGCAGTAAGGTTGTGGCGACAAAGGTGCGCGACACAGTGCGGGCTGTAAAGCCGAGCCTGATGCGGATTTTTCTCAGCACGGCCAAGCCCGTTGAATACACCCCAAAAGGCCCAGAGGACGTGGCAGCCGCCGAGCAGGCCACATCCTTCATGCACCATGAGTTTACGCGCCTTAACGGCTACCGCGTGCTCAATGACGCCTTCCACGACGCTTTGGTGAAGAAGCAGGGCATCGTCAAAGCGTATTGGCTGATGACGCCGCACGCAGAGATTTACACGTTCTCAGACCTGTCTGATGACGAATACACCTACCTGCTGGACGATGACACCGTGAGCGTCATTGAGCATAGCGTTGAATACTCAATGTCCATCAACCCGATGGGCATGGAAGTCGAGATGCCTGTCCACAGCGTTAAGATCAGCCGCCAAGAAGACAAGGGTGAGATGCGGATCGACAGCGTGCCGCCAGAAGAGTTCTTCATTAACCGCGACGCGCGGAACCTGAAGGATGCCTACATCGTCGCTCACCGCACTGAGATGCGCGCAGGTGACCTGATTGCGATGGGGTTTGACCCTGAGAAGGTAACGGACCTGGACAGCTTTGATAGCGGCTCAGAGATGACTGAGGCCGAAGTCTTTGAGCGCCGTGGATATGACGAGGACTTTTCAGACGAGGACACGCAAGACCCCGCCATGAGGAACGTCACCGTGACAGAAGCCTACATGCGGATCGACGCAGACGGCACGGGTGTGCCTGTCCTGCACAAGGTCACACTCGGCGGCACGGCGTATGAGATGCTTGACTACGAGCCTTGCGATGAAATCCCCTTTGCCAAGCTAGAGATCGATCCAGAGCCACATGCCTTCTATGGCCGCAGCTTGGCTGAGATCATCATTGACGACCAAGACGCCGCTACATCTATTCTGCGCGGCATCCTCGACAACGTGGCGATGACCAACAACCCGCGCATGGCAGTGCTAGAATCCCAATGTAACATGGACGATCTTCTCAATAATGAGATCGGGGCGATTGTGCGTATGCGGCAGCTGGGCGCTGTGCAAGACCTGACAGTTCCATTCGTTGCGGGGCAGACGCTCGGCGCTCTGACCTACCTCGACAGCCTTGTGGAGACGAAAACAGGCGTCACGCGGGCGTCTATGGGACTTGACCCTGACGCCATGCAGTCAACCACAAAGGCGGCTGTTACAGCCACCGTGCAGGCCGCCGCTGGGCAGGTTGAGGTTATGGTGCGAAACCTGGCAGACGGCTTGCGTGATCTGTTCGGCATCATGCTGCGCCTCTACTCCAAGAACGTGGACGAGGAGCAGATGATGCGCCTCAACGGATCGTTCATCCCCGTTGACCCGCGCACATGGAACACGTCTATGGACGTGTCTATCAATGTCGGCCTCGGCACTGGCCGCGAGGAAGAGAAGATGATGGGCCTGAACCAAGCGCTGCAAATGCAGACGATGGTTTACCAGACCTACGGCCCGATGAACGGGCTTGTTTCTCTGACGAACATCCGCAACACGCTGGCAGACCTGCTTGCGGCATCTGGCGTTCGCAACGCGGACCGCTACTTCGCGCCGATCACGCCAGAGATTGAAGCCCAGATGTTGCAGATGCAGCAGCAGGCGCAGGCGGCGCAGGGGCAGGCGTCTGACCCGAATGCGGCTTTCCTGCAAGCGGAGCAGATGAAGGCCCAGAGCAAGATGCAGACGGATATGGCCAAATTGCAACTTGACGCCCAGAAAGCGGCTTCCGAAGACGACCTGAAGCGTGATAGGATGGCGCAAGACCTGCTTGTTGATGCTGCCAAGATTTACGGCCAGTATGGAACGGCTGTGGATGTGGCCAAGGTTCAAGCCGAGCAGGATAAAGTCCGCATGATCAGCGGCATGGCGCAAGGGATGTCGCAGTGACGACAGAGATACGCATAAAGGCAGATGAGGCGCGTCGGTTGAAATCCGACAGCGCGTTTATGTCTTTTGTGCAAGAGGTTCGTGATGACCAGATAAAGGTCTTCACAACAAGCGCGGCCTCTGACGTAGAGGCCCGCGAAGCGGCGCATGGGATTATCCTTGCGCTTAACCAGATCGAAATGAAACTCAACGCCGCTACTACGGCAGAGACATTTTTAGATCGCAAGCAAAGGAAGTAGCACCGTGGAAGCGACTACCCTAGAACAAGCGGCAGAGAGCCTGCTATCGACATCCGACGCACCAGAGGCGCAGGGTGATAATCTGAGCGAAGCTGTAAACTCAATCACTGAGCCGTCTGATGACGATCAGGGTGAAGAGGTCGAGGCTGTAGCCGAGAGCGAAGATGACATCGAGGCATCCGATGAAGCTGACGAAGACAGCGAAGATGACCAAATTGACGACGAAGACCTAGTAGAGGCAGAGGCTGAAGACACCAATCTCATCCCCGTCAAAGTTGACGGAAAAGAAGAGATGTGGACACTGGATCAGTTGAAGCAATCTGCTGCGGGTCAAGCGGCAATCAACAAGCGGTTCCAAGAGGCTGCCGAGGCGCGCAAGCAAATCGAGCAGGCAAATGCCGCTTTAGCACAGCAGCAACAGCAACTGGTGCATTTGTATCAGCAGGCGCAGCAAGGTGGTTTGCAAGCCCCAACCCCACCGTCACGGGAGCTATTCGAAAGTGATCCGATTGGATACATGGAAGAGAAGCTCAAGTATGACGAGGCAAAGGCTGGCTACGACCAAAATCTCTATCAAATGCAACAAGTGCAGCAGCAGACAGTTCAGCATCAACAGCAGGCGCACCAGTCGTATCTGCAAGAGCAGGCTGAAATTCTGAGACAGCACATTCCCGAAATTGCTGACCCTGAAAAGGGTGAGAAGTTGAAGGGCGATCTGATGCAGGTCGGCATGGATTACGGCTTCACAGCCGAGGAGATGGCACACGTTTCAGATGCGCGTTATGTCCGAGCGTTGAACGACGCGCGGAAGTATCGGCAACTGGTGTCCAAGCGCAAACAAGCACAGCAGAAGGGCGAAAAAGCCCGACCTGTAGTGCGGGCCGGTGCAAAGAAAACGCCTGACGGCCAAGCTGCAACTCGCAAGAAAGCGCAATCGCGCTTGCAGAAAACAGGCTCAATCAATGACGCATTGGGCTTGATCCTCAACTCCTAAGTCTTTGAAAGGACTACACAAATGGCACAACCAGCCAACACCTTTGACAGCTACGATGCTGTCGGCATTCGCGAAGACCTCAAGGATGTTATCTACAACATCTCCCCTGAGGAAACACCCTTCTATTCGAAGTCGTCCAAGACGTCCGCGAAGAACACTCTCGTTGAGTGGCAGACAGACAGCCTCCGCGCTTCTGCTGCAAACGCGCACATTGAAGGCGACGCAACTGCTGGCGAGGCTCGTGGCGCAACAACTCGCCTGGGCAACTACACCCAAATCTTCAAGAACGCGGTTGTCGTTCCTGACACAGATGAAGGTTTGGACAAAGCTGGCCGCGCAAAAGAGGTTGCATACCAGACTTTGAAGATCGCCAAAGAGCAGAAGCTGGACATCGAAAAGGCGCTGTTTGACAATAACGCCCGCGTTGCTGGCAACTCCACCACTGCCCGCGAGCTTGCTGGTGCGCCTGCATGGCTGACCACAAACACCGACTTCGGCGCAAACGAGGGCGCAGACCCAACTGGCGACGGCACCGACGCACGCACCGACGAAACGACAACTCTGATCGCGTTTTCTCAGGCGCGTTTTGATGGTGTCATGCAGTCAATCTGGGAAGAAGGCGGCAAGCCAGACACGGTTTACCTCTCAGCCTTCCAGATGAACAAAGCTCTCGACTTCACTGGTAACAACAACCAGCGTTCAGCCGTGCAAGCTGGCGACGAGCGTGTGATCAAATCGATGGCAATTTACGTCACTCCTTGGGGCACCATAAGCTGGATGCCTTCGCGCGAGAATCGTTCGCGCGACGTGCTTATCACGCAAGATAATATGTGGGAGGTCGCAGTCCTGCGTCCAACCAAGAACGTGGCGCTCGCCAAAACTGGCGACAACACCACGCGCCAGGTTGTCACCGAGCTGACGCTCTGCGCGAAGAACGAGGCGGCCAACGGCGGCATCTTCGACAACACCACGTCCTAATCGGGCGAGAGGGGGCTTCACGGCCCCCTCTACCTTTTCCCAGCGGAGCTTGCCATGAAAGAAGTTATCGTCAATCGCATCAAGATCAAATGCAGCAAGGGCCGCATTGAAAAGGGCGAAACCGTTATCCTGTCGGACGCAGAGATCGCCAAGATCAAGTCCTTCCGCCCCGACAGCATCACCGTTTTGCGCGAGATTGTAGAACCCGCAAAGCCTGTTGAAGCCCCAAAGCCACGGAAGTCTCGCAATGCAAAAAGCCGCACATTCAACTAAAATCTCCGAAAAGTTCAGCTTTGAAGATGACAAGCTGCTGATCAAGAAGACGTTTGACGCGTCCCACATGCTCAACGATGCGAAGCACGCCCGCGAAGTCACGCAGAACAGCTTTGGGTCCGACTACAAGCACGTCGGCAACGTGGACCTCGGCTTGCTCGGCGTCTGGCTCAAGGAGGCTGGTGTATCATGGGAAGATACAGAAGCCGTGAAGGACGTCATCAAGCGCAAGCTGATGTCAAACGAGTTCCAAGCCCTCCGTGTGTGGGAAGGGTCTTACTGATGGAAACGCTTGACCTCTTCCTCAAGTATATTGTTCTGCCAGTCGGCGCTTTTGTTTGGATGATCTACACCAAAACCAACAGTCACCATACGGAGATTGAGGTGCTGAAAACGCAGGTTGAGGCCACGCGAATTGCACACGACCGTGAGTTCAAAGAGGTCAGATCAAACTTTGCGCGGGTGTTTGAGAAGCTCGACGGTATTGAAGAGGCGCTGAGAAAATGAGTTACCTTCCAGATAGCAAGGTCAGATATATAGTGATCCACTATTCGGCCACGCCAATTGAGCGGTCAACGTCATTCGGCGCTATTGAAGCAATGCACCGGAAGCGCGGGTTTCGTATGGTGGGCTATCACTACTATATTCGCTTGGATGGAACCGTGGTAAAGGGGCGCGACCTTTCTCAGCCGGGACGTTTTGAGGTGGGCGCGCATTCCAAGGGCGAGAACAATGAAAGCATTGGCATCTGCTATGAGGGCGGCGTGCGCGCGGCTGACGTAAACCGGGGCTTTGATAGCCGCACTCCAGCGCAAACAAAATCCATGATTGAGGTGATAAACCGCCTCAAGGACCGCTACCCAAGCGCGATTGTTGAGGGGCACAGAGATATGCCCGGCGCGGCCACGCAATGCCCCGGCTTCAACGCCCGCGCGTGGTGGGACGAGGTTGAGCGTCAGCAAAGCATGCCCAAGCCAACTGGCTTCTGGGCTATGCTGATGAAACTGTTTGGAGGCCGCAAATGAGACTTGTTCCCGACTGGAAGAACGTCTGGCGCTGGCACAGCACTTGGGTAGCTGCGCTCTTGGCCGCTTTGCCTATGGCGTGGCAGTCCATGCCCTCCGACCTCAAGGCATATGTGCCGCCTGAGTGGGAGCCAGCGATCCTTGCGCTAATGTTTGTCGCGTTCATCTTTGGGCGGTTGAGGAAGCAGCCATGATCGGCGCGCTTCTAGGCGACCTCTGGCCGTATCTCGCAGCCGCTGGGGCGGCTCTTGTGGCGTTTCTGGGGGCTTACCTCAAGGGGCGGCGCGATGCGTCTCAGAAGGCCGCTCAGAGGGCGGCTGATAGCTACATCAAAACGAGGAAGCGGGCTGATGAAGAAGATTACATTGACGATGATTTTGGCGTCATTCGTGACAGGCTGCGTGAGCGTGGCAAGCGATAGCGCGATCTGCGATGCGACCGCCTCGGCGGTGACTGAACACGCGGCGGCGCTGGCCGAGGATGGGGGCACTGCGTCTCTGCAAACAGGTGATAGGCTGATCAGGATGATTGACGCCACCTGCCCGTAGGAGGGAACGCCAATGAGACTGCTTGCACTTTGCGCGGCGCTAATTGCGGCGCCAGCTTATGCTGAGACGCATTGGCGGCTTCATGTGCTGTTCTCTACGCCCCAGCACCCAGAGCCGCATGTGCCAGATGGTTGGTCCTCCGCGCCCGCCGAATCCGGCCCCGCCTGCGCCGCTATGGCTATGAACGTGCGGGAGTATCTGGACACCACAACAGACGGCATCCCGCGCGGCGCGCGATACACGGTTTTCTGCGCGGAGTATACATCACCGGACTATGACGCCGCGCTAAATACCTTCCTGCTTTCCATTGGGAAGGCGCTGTAATGCCAGCAAAGCCACTGAGCGATGAGTTGGCGCTGGAGGCGCTGCAACTGGTTGATGAGTATGGAAGCGTAGGCAAAGCGTCCCGCGCGGCGGGCTTGCCCCTCGAAACATTGCGGCACAGGCGGAACACGGCAATCAAGCGCGGGCTGAACCTTTCGGGCGGCGTGCGCGAAACGATACGCCGCGCAAGCCTAAATCCGACTGAGGCCAAGGGCGGCTGGAAACACATCTATGATGACGAGGGTAAAAAGGTTGAGGCTGTCAGGTGGGCGGCGGGCGAGATTGACGCCGAAACCATGCTGGACAAAATCCGCGAGGCCTTTGATGACGTGCCAGCCGCGCCATACATCGCCAAGCCGGAAGTCGTGCGCGAGCGCAGCGTTGCATTCCTTCCCCATGCGGATTGGCACCTCGGCAGCGTTGTCACATCCGACCATGTGGGACGGGACTACAACCGCAAGATCGCGGTGGAGCGGCTCAAAGACGGCTTTTCGCAGTGCATGGGCGCTATCCCGGCATCAGAGGTGGCAATCATCCTCAACGCTGGCGACCTGACCCACACGAACAGCGACAGGGATGAGACAGACCGCAGCAAGCACAAGCTGAAAGTTGAGGGCACTCACCACGACAATATCAGGTTGGCCATTGAATCAACGATCTGGATGATCGACCGTGCGCGCGAAACGCATGGGGAAGTGATTTACACCGCCCGCCCTGGCAACCACGATGGACTGACACCGACATTCCTGACGCCCGCGCTTGAGCAGCGATACCGAGACGATCCGCGCGTGACGATTGAGACGGATCAGCGCGAGACGTGGATATGGCAGCGTGACCGCCTGTTCCTATCGGCGCATCACGGCCACGGCCTCAAGGTGGAGAAGTTTTGCGCAAATATCCCGGCGCGGTTTCCTCGGCAGTTCGGCGTGTCAGACCATTGGTATTTCTTCACCGGGCATTTGCATCACAGGACCGAGAACACCTATGGCGGGATTACCCATCGCCAGTTACCGCCCGTGTGCAGCATAGACGCGCACGGAGATGGCATGGGCTACGCGGACCGCCCCGGCATGTCAGCCATGCGGTTTGATACCGTTGAGGGCCTGCGCAGCGAGTATATTGTCAATCTTTAGTGTCCAGTTTTGAAATCTTATGATACTGCGCTTCGGTTATCGCGCATGTGACATGCGTAAAAGTTAAGATGCGCAGCGAGTATATTGTTAATCTTTAGTGTGGGCATGGTTACTCGACCTCTTGGGATTCAGTGGGGGCGTTCTGACGACCTCCAAACCCGTCACGGAAAACCCGGCACCCCTCTTACTCTAAAGGCACCGGATAGGCCATATGGACTTGCAATGCGATCCATATGAACTTATATCATCAGTCAAGCTAGGAATGAGCGCCAACACATGGAAAACTTTGTTCTGGAACGTCCTGCGCCGCCCTTGGTTATTACTTGCGGCTGTTTGCTCATCTCACTTCTCCAATCAATTTCTGATACTGCGCTTCGGTTATCGCGCATGTGACATGCGTAAAAGTTAAGATGCGCAGCGAGTATATTGTCAATCTTTAGTGTCCATTTTTGAAAGTTTCTGATACTCAATTTCGGTAATCGCCCCCAGCGCGCGCAGGGTGGCTAGGGTGTATGGGCGGATCATTTCTCGGCCTCTGCGGCCAAAATGGCGCGTCCTATCATTTCGGGGATTTGCGGGACGACGGCATTTCCGAGGGCTTTAAGTCTGTCCACCCTTCGGGGAACCCCATTAGCCACTCGACCCACGTTGGGTTCAGGGAGCCAGTGGAACCGGATCGCATCAACGCGCCCGGAAGGTAGTCTCTGTCCATCTGTGACGGGGGCTGCGTTGCGTTCTTCGCGTCTTGCAGCGTCGGCGTCGGCCAAAGGGATTGGTGCTTCACTTGCGCTGATAGCTTCGGCTCCCCCCGGCTGTTCCATTTCCCAGCCTTTCGATCCACATGATCGTCTGACACCGGAGTTTGCCACAATCCAGACCCTATCTCTGCGGTGCGGTAGGTTCGTGGCGCAAGCTGGAATAACAAACGCCCGGCAGGTGTAGCCTTGTCCTTCCAGGTCAGAAAGCACGTTGTCGAGGCCCATGCTGATGTGCCCAGCAACATTCTCTCCAATGACCCAAGCGGGCCGCAACTCGTCCACGAGCCGACTAAATTCCGGCCAGAGGTGGCGGTCATCTTCCTTGCCCCTGCGCTTCCCGGCAGTGGAGAAAGGCTGGCAGGGGTATCCCCCGCAAATAACGTCAACTGGTCCGACATGCTCTGCCCTCAATTTTCTTATGTCTTTGTGGATAGTAACATTTGGCCAGTGCTTTGCCAAAACGCGGCGTGGGAATGACTCAATCTCGCAGAAGGCGGCGGTTTCAAATCCGCCCGTTCGTTCAAGGCCAAGGCTAAAGCCGCCTATGCCGCTAAACAAGTCAAGAACGCGCAGCTTTTCCATCACGACAGCCACAACGCCAACAGCGCCCCCACGCAAGCCCAGATGGTCACGCCAACAATCCATATGCGAGACGGGCGGCGGGCCATCGGGTCGCGGTCGCGTATGTCAGCGAAACGTGGCATGTCTTTGCGGGTCATCGTGTTACCTCGATCTGCACGGCAACGGCTTCTGTCATTGCCTGATATGTGATGTGGCTGGCCCAGAGGGCAGCGGTGAGGGTGAGGGCAAGACGGATCATTGCAGCGCCTCCACCAGCCATTGCGGCATGTCCTGATTGCGGAGCCGCAAACGCTTAGCCACGCAGGCGAAAGCATCTTCGGTCACGTCAATCATCATTCCGGCTTTGCCCTTTGCGCCCGGCTCTACGCGGAAAACAATGCTTTCATCTCCATCTTCCATGTTCTCAGCAAAGAGATCAACGGCCCCATCGAAATCAAGAGGGTCAGAAGTGCCAATGCCAAGGCGGGAAAAGTCAGTGTATGTCATGTAATGTGTGGTCAGTTTCATGGTGTTTTCCTCTAAGCGTTATCATTGCATGGACCGTAAAGGGCGGTAAAGACGATTGCAAGCGAAAATGAGGGGATTGCGTCTTTACTTTTTCTCTGCCATGATGAGCGCATGAAAAAAGCACTCATCAACTTTAAGGCTGACCCGGCAGATATTGATCGCTGGAAAGCCGCGCTTGAAAGGGATGGCCGCACCATGTCTGAGGTGTGCCGCCAGAGCCTTGACCGCATCGCCAAGCGCATAGAAAAACAGGCGGGCCAGCAATGACCCGTCAACCGGACCCCTGCCCCTCCTCCCGCTGCGTAAGCGGTGGGCAGGCAACTGCGGGCGGGGCTTCGGCCTCGCCCGGCTTTTTCAGACCTACCTGCCCAGATTGCCCGCCAGCCATTACGGCTTGAGCGCAGTGAGCAGTGATGATTGCGTTGCGTCCTTATCGCGCAGCACAGCGGCAACGCGCGCGTCAATCGTGTCTGTGCCAAGCAGCCGCACAATGCGCACTGGGCGCCCCTGCCCTTGGCGGTGCAGTCGCGCGTTGAATTGCTGCGTAAGTTCAAGCGACCAGTTTAACCCAAACCAAACGCAAAGCGCGCCGCCAGATTGCAAATTTAGGCCATGGCCTGCACTCGCGGGATGGGCCAACAGCATCTCGATTTCGCCCCTATTCCATCGGTCAATCGTGCTTTGGCTCTTGTCCAAGACAACTGCCTGCGGAAACCGATCTTTCAGCCGCGCCAGATCGCTTTTGAAGTTATAGGCCACCAGCATTGTCTCGCCCGAGTTGTCATCCACAAGGTCAGACAGGGCGTCCAGCTTTGCGGAGTGAACGGCAGACCACGCGCCGTTGGGGTCGGTGTAGAGCGCGCCGTTTGAGAATTGCATCAACTTGTTGGCCAGCACAGCCGCCGTCATGGCCTCGACTTCATCGCCGTCATCCAGTTCGGCCAGCGAGGTGCGCTCAAATTCTTTGTATTGCGCGGTGGCCCTTGGCCCAAGATCAACAGGCACGTCAATCTCAATGCGGTCGGGCAGATCAAGATAGTCATCGCCGCTCATGTGGATGATTTTATCAGCAACCAGCCCCTCGATCTTTGAGGCGGACCCATCGCGGATCGTGTATTTGTAGCCCATATAATCCTTATCAAAGAACCGATCCCGAAAGCCCGTCAGCGTCCTGCCCAGGCGCTCCCCGTAATCTACAAGAAACATCTGCGCCCACAGGTCTTGCAATCCATTCGGGCTGGGCGTTCCTGTCAGCAAAACCAGTCGCTCGACAAAGGGCAGCGTTTTGCGTAATGCCTTGAAGCGCTTGCTTTGGCTGTTTTTGAATGTGCTGCTTTCGTCAATCACGATCATGTCGAATGGCCACTTCTTGCCAAAATGTTCAACGACCCACTGCACGTTCTCTTTGTTCGTCACATAGACGTCAGCCGTTTTGAACAGCGCCGCTGTGCGCGCCTTGGCGCTGCCAGTGGCCACAGAGACGCGCAGGTGGCGCGTATGTTCCCACTTCTGGGCCTCTTGCGCCCAGACGCTATTGCAGACGCGCAGGGGCGCTATGATCAGCACCTTTGAGACAACGCCCGCCCCAACCATGTCGCTGATAGCTGTCAGGGTGGAAACGCTTTTCCCAAGGCCCATATCAAGCGCCAACATGCAGCGCCCCTTGTCGATGATATAATCAGCCGCGCGGTGTTGGTATTCGTGCAGGTCTTCACGGCTCAAAGGCATTGGCGTCATCCTTGTTATCAATCACGCGCACATCGCAGCCCATTGCGCGGCGTCGGGCGTGGTCGCGCGCCTGCAACGGCGTGGGCTTCTTGCCAGGGGCTTTGAGTTCCACGAAAACAATCGCGCCGTTGGGCATTGTAATCAGCCGATCAGGCACAGACCGCCGACCGGGCGAGGTGAATTTCTCGCAAGTGCCGCCAAGGCTTTCAACGCGGCGCACAAGGGCGCGCTCAACATCGCGCTCAAGCATACCCGATACCCGCCAAAACTTTCATCGCCATGCCGACATACCTTTCCCGCTCAACGTCCGCCGGGAATGTGTCTGGCAGGTCCATCAGGGGCCGCGCGCCGTCTGACTTCGGCACCTTGTTGCCGTTGATCTTGTAAAGGATGCCCTGATCCTGATCGACAGCATCGGAATAATAAAACCGCACAGACTTGCCAATCGGCTTGCCCTGCCATGTCGCGCCGCCCGTCACTTTGCGAACAGACACAAACTTGCGAATGTCTTGGCAGTTGCGGATCACGTTGCGGAAGTCGGCCTGCCCCGACACATGCGCAGCGACAGCCTCGGCAACAATTCCAAAGTCGGGGTTCTTGCTCAAGCTGGACGCGCCAAGTGCGCCCTTGGTTTTGGTAGAGCCATCGGGCTTCACTGCTATATAGCTGTTCACGTCTCGGCTATAGAGCGCGCGGTATTCGGTGCGCTCAAGTTCATATGACGTGTCCATCTGCCAATCAAAAGCGGCTTGCTCAATGTCGCCGTTCATCTCTTTAGGCGCAAAGATCACAACCCCGTCAGTGTTGGCGCTCACCACCGTTGCGCCGATGGCCGTCATCCGCTCGATCAGCATCAATAGGCATAACTGCCCAGTGATGGTTGTCTGGATCAGCAGGGCGGGAGCGTAAAGGTTTGACCACTTGCTGCCCAGCTTTCCAAACGACCCGTTCACGACAATCTTCAGCGTGTCGGCAGTCACCTTGTCGCCCGTGTGCTTCGCCTCAAGGCGGCGCGTCACAATGCTTTGGTAGGCGGGCAGGAAGTGGCCCCTCATGTTTTCAGGCTCAAGACCCTGCTGCAAGATGATGCTGGGATAATAAGACGCGACATCCAACTCAAAAAGCATGTGGTCATCGCCAGCGCGGACGCCCTGCCCCTTTTCGGTTGAGTGCAGTCCACCAATACCCATTTGATATGCGCCATCGCCAATCGTTATTTTGGTGTCGGAAAGCCACTTGGGCATTTTCACAGACCCGTTGCCCGACAGTTCAAAGTCGTGCGCGCAAATGCGCTCAAAAATAGCAGCGATGGCCGGATCGTCAAAGTTGACAATGCCCGGATCAGTATATCGGACAGTCGCATCGTCATCTATTTTCAGAGGGCGCAGCGTGGTCTTGGATTGCGCCTCAATCTCGGACTTCAAAACCACCTCGGCAATCTGCGCGTCAGACTTTGACCGCAGGTCAACGCCATACTGCTTGCCCATCTCAACGCGCAGCGCAAGCTGGGGCGCGATGGTGTCGGCCAGCGCTTTGGTGACGCGCAGGTCATTGACGCAATACGCGCCCACCTCGTCCATCTGCGCAGGTGTCAGCGTTGCCGAATGCTCATAGGGCAAATCTTGCAGCCTGGCAGACCCGATCCGCGCGCCGTATATCTTCAGGCTGGCTTGGCCGGGCAGGACTTCAATGATGTCGATGGTATCCCAGCCGCGCGGTTCGCGGATGCCCTCGTCCTGCGCAACGCGCCAGCTTGGCAGGTTGCTGCGGATGATCTTGTCGGACAGGGTTTTCAGTTCCGCGCAGCTACGATTTTCGAGCGCGGCGGCAATCATGATCTCGTCATATGACTTATTGTTAAAGCCCAGAAGAGTGTCGCTGCGCATCCGGTGCGCCAGCCTTGCCACATCCAGTTTTCCATCGTCGCGCATCTCAACAGACGCGACCTTTCCGGCGGCGTTCATAAACGCGACATGGAAGAAATTTCGATAGCACTCAACGTCAAAAATCAGCATAGCAACCTCACTGCGGGAGTGGCCCGCACAAATTGAGAAAAAGGGCGGGCCATTACAGCCCG